CATCCCGCTGTTTGAGCAGGCGCTGTCGCTCTACGACTCGCCGAACAAGGGGCAGATGATGCGCTCGCTGCGGCAGTGGCAAGTGCAGACCGAGCAGCAGGCGCAGATGGCCGCGCAGCAGCCGCCGCCGGGACCGCCCGGCGCCCAGCCCGGCGCTCCACCGCCTCCCGGCGGGCCTCCAGCGGGCGCTGGGGCACCCCCACCGCCGGGAGGGCCGGGTGCCCCGCCACCGGGACCGCCGCCGCAAGGCGGGCCTCCTGCGCCGTCTGGCGGGCCTCCCCCGCCGATGATGGGCGGGATGCCGCCGCCGCCGCCCGACCAGCCCGACGTGGTGCCGGGGATGGGGTCGATGCCGCAAGTGCCGCCTGACCTGCTGGCGCAGATGTCGCTGGCGATGTCCGCGCCGGGCGGGGTGCAGTAGTGGCGCGTCGCCGTCCGTCCCTCGTGGCCGACCCGGATGCGGTGCAGCAGCGCGTCACCGATCTGGAGGCGCTGCTCGTCTCGCCGGGCTGGGCGTGGCTCTGTGTCGAAGCGAACAAGCTCTACGGCCAGCGCACGTTCGTGGAGCAGGTCGAGCAGGTCGTGCGCGTGGGCGGGACCAGCGAGGCCATCGCGGCCCGCACGATCTCGCTGACCGCCGCGCGGATGGCCGCAGGGGCGCTCATCAACCTGCCGAGCGAGACGCTGGCCGACCTGAAGCGCAAGCTCGCGACGCAGCAGGGCGATGCGCCGTCGCCCGGCCTCGGAGCCAACGTCGAGGTGTCCCGTGGGGATGCAGGCGCGCACTGACCTGATCCCGAGCGTGTCGATGCCCAAGGCGCTGCGACCGGACCTTGTGCTGCTCGCGCTGCCGCCCCGCCACGCGGAGAGCTTCCGGGGCGGGCTGATCACGTTGCACACCGAGGGCCGCGACCGGCGCGGGCTGGTGCTGAAAACCGGAGACGCGGTGACCGCCGTGCAGTTCTTCGACCACGTCATCTTCGACAGCTTCGCCGCTGAAGAGGTGACGGTGGACGAGTGGCCGTGCGTGCTGGTGCCGGAGGCGGCGCTCGACGCCGTCGTGGAGAGTGACTGATGGCCGATGTAGTCCTTGAAGACGCCGCAGGCGGGATGCCGCCCGCGACCGCACAGACCCTGCCGCAAGCCCCGCAGCCGCAGGTCGAGCCGCCGCCGCCTGACCTGACGCAGCCGCTGGCCGACCCCGACGACGCCGAGGAGCCGCCTGCGCCCGGCGACGACGACCTGCCCGAGGGCGAAGAGCCGCAACCGCAGGGCCGACGCAGCGTCGTCGGCGATCTGGTGCGCGAGCGCGAGCGGCGGCAGACCGTCGAGAACAACCTGCAGCAGTCGCAGGAACTGCTGCGGCAGGTCATGTCGCTGCCCGGCGGGATGGAACTGCTGCAGGCCGCGACGACCGGCCAGCCGCTGCCGCGCCGTCCCGGCGAGATGAGCGCCGAAGATCAGGCGCTGGTGCAGGAGGCGCAGGAGGTCGCGCAAGACCTCGGCCTCTACGACGCCAACGGTCACCCCGACCTGAAGACCGCCGCGCGGATCGTGTTCAGGGACCGCAAGCGCACCGAGACGATGGTGCGGCAGGCGCTCGGGCCGCTGCAGCAGCAGACGATGTCGCTGGCCGCGCAGCCGGTGATCAACCGCGTGCTCGGCATCGCGGAGCAGTTCGGCATCGACAAGAACCTCGTCTGGCAGGGGCTGCAGGCCACGCCACCCGAGCACCTCAACAACCCGGAAGTGCAGCAGGCGGTGCTGATGATGGCGCTCGGCACGCAGACGATGTTGCAGTCGAACCAGTCGCGGGCCACCGGCACGGGCGGGCAGCAGCCGCGCGGGATGCCGCTGCAGCGCATGGGCGCACGGCCCCCGATCTTCACCGAAGCGCCCGGCGGCAGGCCGAGGGCGTCGGCGCAACTGGACGACGTGTTCCGCGAGCGGCTGCGCTCGACGGGCATGAAGGACGAAACGATCAACGCGTCGCTGGCGAACTTCGTGCCCGGCGCACCGAACCGCTTGGAGTAGCCCATGTCCCGAGTGAAGTCGCGGCTGGAGATCGAAACCGAGAAGCTGCAGCGCGGCGTGAAGCAGCGCCTGAAGGAAACCGTCGCGTCGCAGCGCAAGGTCGCCGACGACGATCTGGTCGAGGCGTTCAAGGACTTCGCGAACATCGAGGTCGCCGGGCGGCGGTTGACGGATCCGAACCTGCCCAACGCGCTGCCGATCCGCCTGAAGGACGAGCCGGAGGAGCACGAAGACCCGCGTGGCATCCGGCGCAAGTGGTACCTGCGCTGGATCAACCTCGCGATGCCGAACCGGCACCACATCGCGCAGCAGTCGCTCGGCTACGCGCCCGTGCGCTGGGACGAACTGCAGACCGCCGACGTGATCAGTAACCCGTCGAAGACCGACGAGTTCGTGCGCCGGAGCGAGGGCGGCAAGGAAGCCCTGATGAAGATGCCGATGGCGCTCTACCGGCGCATCAAGGCGAAGCAGCATGAGCGGCACGCGCGGACGATGACGGGCCGCGCGTTGAAAGAGTCGGCCATCGCCGCCGCTGTCGCGCGGGGGTTGTCCCCGGAGGACACCGAGGCCGTCGGAGAGGTGGTCGGCTCGATCAAGGTCGGGCGCGACCGGCTCGTCTCGCCCGACGCGAACCCGCTCGATGCGGCGGCAAACGAAGACCCCCAGCCCTAGGAGACGCCATGTCGATCATCGGCCTGCTCGTTGCGCTGCTGCTGTTCTGCCTGCTCGTCTGGGCCTCGCAGGCGCTGCTGACCGCCTTCGGCATCGCCGACCCGCTCCGCACTGTGATCTGGGTCGTCGTCGTGATCCTCGGCGTGCTGATCATCCTCGGGTATCTCGGCGCGCCGCTCCCGACCTACGGACACCTCCGGCCTTGACAGTCGAGGCCACGCAGCCGTAACCTCATCGCCGACCGGCAGGGGCAGACGGCTCTCGCGCCAAGGGACTTACTCCAGTGGGTTCCGACCGCGCAGGGCACTCTCGCCCCTGCTAGTTTTCGCCTCCCCGATGTCACGCGCGTCGGGGCACACGGTGTGACCTGCAGTGCGTGCTGCTGCTCGCTGGCCCGGTTGGCCGCTGGCGACTGCGTCGAGGCCAACCCGCAACCCCGAAGACATTCGTCTGCGCTCCCCGCGCGGACTCTCAGGGCGAGGGTTTTCTCATGGTGACTTTCACGGTCGGAGCCGGTGACGGCTTCCGCGAACTGCGTCAGACGCGGATCATGTATTTCCTTGAAGGGGCGGCGCAGACCTTCAAGACGGGCGCGGTGGTGATCCTCACCGCCGGGAAGGCCGTGAAGGGCGCAACCGCTGCGGTCGCGACCATCCTCGGCATCGCCGCCGAAGCGGCCAGCGGCGTCACCGACCGGAAGATCGGCGTGCTCGTCGCCGACGAGAACAGCGAGTTCCAAGGCCGCGTGCAGGACACGGGCGTGCTCGCGCTGGCGCTGGTCGGCGGGCAGTTCGGCCTCATCCTCGACGCCGTGGGCGGCAAGGACATCTTCCGCGTGAACATCGCGGACACGACCAACAAGGCCGTCGTCATCACCGAACTGATCGACGCGGTCGGCGACGTGAACGGGCGGGTCGCGTTCAAGTTCCTCAACGCGGTGCGGACGCCGCAGCAGTCGTAGTCGCGCTCATCAGTCCCACTAGGAGCCAGCCATGCAAGTACGTGGAACTTTTGCGGCGCTGTACGACAACGTCGATAAGACGGTGTACGCGCTGCTCGGCAAGCAGTTGAAGGAGCTTCCCCCGATCTGGACCGACATCTACTCGCGCAAGAGTTCCTCGCGCAAGTTTGAGCGGTTCCAGACGGTCACGCCGTTCGGCGACGTGCCCGAGAAGCCCGAGGGCAGCGTCTACGCCTTCGACCTGATCCGTCCCGGCTACAGCAAGGACGTGACCCCGGTCGAGTTCGGCCTCGGCTTTGAGGTCACCGAGACGGCGATGGAAGACGACCAGTTCGACGTGCTGCAGCGGCAGGCGTCGTGGCTCGCGTTCTCCGCGCGCGTCGTGCAGGAGAAGTACGCGGCGATCCCGTTCAACCTCGGCTTCTCGACGCAGCTTGCGCCCGACGGCGTCTCGCTGTTCAACACCGCGCACGTGCTCGCGGGCGGCGGCACGGCCCGCAACCGCCCGGCGACCGATGCCGACCTGAGCTACGACTCGCTCAATCAGGCGATCATCGACGTGCAGACGGACACGAAGCTGGAGAGCGGCCAGTTGGTGGCTCCGGTGATGAACTGGATCCTCTACGTCCCGCCGCAGTTGGAGATGCTCGCTGACCGCCTGCTGAACAGCACGCTGCTGCCCGGCTCGGTGGACAACGACGTGAACCCGATCAAGCGGCGTCGGAACATCCGCATCCTCACCAACCCGTACCTCACCGACGCCGACGCGTGGTACCTCGTCGCCGACGCGAAGGAAACGCACGGCCTCGTCTGCGTGGACCGCGTTGGCATCACCGCCGCGCCCGCGATGCAGGACGCCCGCACCGGCAACCGGATCTACAAGGTCCGCTTCCGGCAGGCGTGGGACGCGTTCCTCTGGCAGAACATCTACGGGACGGCGGGCGCATAAGCTCGTCGGTGCTCGCAGCGGGGAGGGTTCCACGTGGAACCTTCCCCACCTTCGTTCTCGGTTCAGACTAGGAGCGCACCGTGCATCACACTGGCCTCTTCGCGATGGGCCGCAAGATCGTGGACTACGTCTTCCGTCCACTGGATCAGGCGGGCCTGCCGAGCTACAACACCGCTGGCCCCGTCACCTTCCTCGCCAGCGATCTCCTGCAGCGCCTCATCCTGCGCGACTGCAACGGCGCGGCCCGCAACGACACGACGCCGACGGCGCAGCAGATCATCGACGCGCTGACGGTCATGGGTCGCCCGCCGGTCGCCGGGCACTCGTTTGAGTTCGTCATCCGCAACAGCAGCGCCGCCGCGTTCGCCTCGACCATCGTCGCGGGCACGGGGGTCACGCTGTCGCCTGCGGCGATCACGGTCACGCAGAACAACGCGCGGGCGTTCATGGTCGTCGTCAACAACCCCGGCGCGACGCCGACGGTCACGATCTACTCGCTGGCGGGTGGAGCGTTCTAGTCATGGGCCTCACGGTGCCGCTGATCGACCGTCCGCTGCTGAAGGACGTGGCGGCGGGCGCATCGCCCACCTCGCCCGGCGTGGATGTCGCGGGCTGCGCGAACCTCTGCTTCTACGCGGTCGGCGCGGCAGGCGTGAGCGCGGGCGCGGTGATCATCGAGGAGAGCCACGACATCGCCTACGCGGGCGCGTGGACGCCCATCGGCGCGGCGATCACGTTCATCGTCGGCGTCGCGGTGCCGGTGCGGATCGCGGGCACCGTGAAGGCGGTGCGGGCGCGCATCACCACGCCGCTCGTCGGGGGCACGGGCAGCGTCTACATCGTCGGGCGGTAGGCGATGACGTTCGCCGACCTCTACGGCGAGGCGCTCAACCACGAACTGGGGTCGTACGACACGACCCAGTTGTTCACGACGGTGCGCCGCAAGGCCGCAGTGAACCGCGCCGTGAAGGAGTTCGCGCGGCTCGGGAAGATCTCGCTGTCGAAAGAGATCGTCATCCCCGTCGTCTCGGGCACGACCACCTACAACCTCGACACGGCGAGCGCGAACCGCTTCGTGGCGTTCGGTCGCCCCCCGCTGCGGGTGCGGCAGATCACGACGGCGACCGGCGCGAAGGCGGTGACCTCGCTCGTCGTGCGCTCGACGGCGTATCTCGATGAAGCGATGCCGGGCTGGCGCGACACGGCGTCCACGGGGTTCCCGCAGGCCATCGCGCACGACCCGGTGGACGGCGTCAACAACCTGCGCTTCACGCCGATCCCGGACATCCCGGCGAGCGAGACGTGGGAACTGGTCGTGCCCATCGCGGCCAACGCCGCCGACATGGTGCTCGACGCCGAGGTGCCCTTCGACGGGCGACCGGACATCGAGCCGTTCCACTGGGGGATCGCGCATTTCGCGGCGGCGATCTTGGAGCGGCTGCGAAAGGATCCCGACGCCGAGAAGAATCAGGTGACGAAGTTCGGCGCGTACGTGGAAGACTGGACGGCGAAGAGCACGCGCCCGCCGGGGGCGCACAAGCGCGTGCTGATGCAGCGCGACTACCTCGGCGAGGTGAGCCGGGCACGCGGCGGCATCACGGTGCAGGACGACCCACGGCGATGAGCAAGATCACGCTGACGTTCAAGTGCGGGTGTCAGCAGTCGCTCGACGTGAGCGAGTCGGGCAGCGCCGAGCCGCACTGCGTCGAGCACGACTGCTGGGTGGTGTCGCGCGTGACCGCGCCGCCGCCGAGGTTCCACGGAGCGCCGGGCGTCACCGGCCCACTGGTCGAGGAGATCAAGCGATGACCGAACAGCACGCTGCGCCGAAGATGGCCGACCCGAAGCCCGAGCCGAAGGTTGAGCCGAAGGCTGACCCCAAGGCCACCTACGAGACGCGCGAAGCGATCATGGCGTGCGGGTGCCGGATCATCATGGACGCCGCGACCTACGACGCCGAGGGCGCACACTGCGCGGTCCACGACAACACCGAGGTCGTGCGCGTGATCAAGAACGCGCCGGTCGAGGTGCCCGACGCGCCCGTCGCGACGGCGAAGGACGGCAACGGGAAGAAGGCCGTGGCCGTGGCGGCGGTGAAGAAGTAGGCCGATGCCTCCCTACTACGACGCGGCGCAGAACTACCAGACCCAGCAGCGGCAGGACAACCAGTCGAAGCTGCTGTCGCCCTACATGACGAACAGTTCGGCGGGCAACCCGTCGGGCAGCTACGGCAGTAGTGGCGGTGCTCAGGCGGGTGCCTACGGCACCCCCGCGCCGACGTACGGGCAGCAGAAGCAGCAGCAAGGGCAGCAAGTGCAGGGCTACCGTGCGCCGACGGGCTACCCGACCTACAACGCGCCGCAGCAGCAGGGCTACAACTACCCGCAGCAGCAGCAGGCGCAAGCGCCGCCGTCGTTCCGCCTGCCCGGCGGCGGGACCGACCAGCAGGCGATGACGAACTACTACTCGCAGCCGCAGCAAGGGCAGCAGTCTGGCCCTGAGTGGGGCGGCTATCAGAACCCGAACAACGCACCGCCGCAGACCGGCTACCCGCTGCTGCCCCAGAATCAGGGAGGCGGCGACATGGTTCACACCGAGCGGCAGGGCGACTGGGACGTGACGAGCGGGGGGTTGGCGGGGTCCGTCTCACGCCGAAATATCCGCACGGGCGAGCAGCAGTACTACGACTGGCGCTCGCAGCAGTGGGTGACGGGCGGCGGGTTCGTGCAGCAGCAGCCGGGGCAGCAGCCGGGCCAGCCGGGGCCGCAGCAGAAGCAGCAGCCGGGCGGCATGGGCGCACCGCCGCCGAACCACGACACCAACGGCTACCAGTCGCCGCAGGTCGTGCAAGCGCCTGCCTCGCGCTACGCGATGCCGGGCTGGGACAACGCGAAGTGGAACGACCTGAACAATCAGGATCCCAAGTACGTCGTCGGGCGCATCCTGAGCAACCTGCCGGGCCGCACCGACCAGATGGGCGCGGCGGTGCAGCGGATCCAAGCCGCGTATCCCGGCACGCAGCAGGTCGGCAACGGCGACATCAGCATCCCCGGCGTCGGCGTCATCGACATCCTGATGGGCGCAGGCGCGGGCGGGCGCGGCTGGTGGTGGGGCGCAGGGCAGGCGGGCGGCGGTGCGCCGCAGGCGAAGTCGCCCGCGCAAGGGGCGGGCGGGGATCCCTACGCGCAGTTGATGCAGATGCTGACATCGCCGCAGCCCCCGGCGGGCTACGCGCAGCCGCAACAGCAGGCCGCGCCGCAGACGACCTTCGACGTGACGAAGGATCCGAGGTTTCAGGCGATGCAGGCGCAACTGGCGCAGTTGCAGACGCAGGCCAAGACGTGGCAGACCGAGTCGCAGTCCGCAGCGGGGCGCGGCGGCGGCAACCATCCCTCGTTCGCGTACTACTAGGAGCTTCCGATGCCTGACCTCGGCCAGTCGTTCTCGCCTGCGGATCAAGCCGCGCAGAGCGCCGACCCCAACCTGCGGCGTCGGCGCACGCCGGTCCAGCAGGCGCTGCAGACGATGAACCTGCAGTTGCCCGCGTACTCGGGCGGCAACGCGGTGTCGAGCGACCTGCTGTCGGGGCGCACGGGCGGCGTCGTGCGGCAGGCGGCGGGCGTGCCGCGCACGCAGGCGCTCCTGAACGCGATGATGTCGGGCGCGTCCACCGGCAAGCAGGGCGAGGGCACCGGGCAGGGCCGCGCCACGCGCTACGGCGGCGGCTTCGGCGGCGGCGGCTTCGGCGACTCGGGCGGCGCACAAACCGTCAGCGGCGGCGGCGGGAAGCCCCCGATGGCCCCTGCAGGGGGCGGTGGCGGGCGACCGGGCGGGGGCGGGGCTGCGCCGTGGTTGCCCGGCGGAAAGCTCCCCAGCGGCGGTGGAGGGCTGCAGGGGCTTATTCCCGGCGGCGGCAAGCCGGGCATGATGCCGAAGCTGCCGGGCGTGCCGAAGTTGCCGCCCGCGCTGGCGTCGAAGATCCCGCCGATCAACCCGAACATCCCCGGCGGGGGGCTGCTCGACCACACCGTGTCGCGGCCCGTCGCGCCGCCCGTGAACTTCAACCGGGGCAGCAGCGACGTGCGGTTCAATTCGCCCATCGCGCAGGTCGGGCCGCAAGCCCCACCGCCGCCCGCGCCGACCGTCGTGCCGATTGGCGCGGCGGGACCAAACGGCAACGTCTACACCGGGCCGCAGGCGCAGGGGCCGCAGCCCGTGACGCCGCCGTCGTTCCGCCTGCCCAACGGCGGGACGGACTGGCAGGCGCAGCAGAACTGGTATGCGGCACACGCCGGGCAGGCCGCGCCGGGCGGGGGCACGTACAACAACAACGCGCCGGTCGCCGCCGCCGGGTCGTACGGCCCGCCCTCGGGCTACTCGGGTCGCCCGTACTAAGGTGGCTCGATGGCAACGACTGCGCTCGGAGAGAAGCCCTATCAGCTTGTCCCGATCAACGACCTGACGGCGGGTGTCGATCTCCGGCACTCGCCGACGTTGATCCAGCCGGAGCGTGCCCGCTTCCTCCGCAACGTCTCGCTGCAAGAACCCGGCGCGTGGCAACCGTTCCCCGGCTGGCAGACGCGCAGCACGACCAGCCTCGGGGCGTTGCGTCCGCAGGGCGGGCGGCGCATCTACATGGTCACGGGCACGTTCCTGCTCGCCAGCTACAACGGGCAGGTCTTCAAGCCGAGCGACGCAGGCGTCTGGGGCGCGGCGGTGCTCTCGGGGCGCTCGACCGTCAACGAGCACTTCTTCGTCTACGACCGCAACCTCGTCGCGCTGTTCGACGGGCAGGGGTCGATCCAGAAGAGCGAGGACGGGACGACGTGGACGCGCATGGGGATCGCGCCGCCTGCCGCCGCGCCGGGCCTCGCGCTGATCGCAGGCGGCACGCTCGTCGCGGGCAACAGCTACGAGGTCGCCTACACGTTCGCCGACGCGGGCCTGACCTACGAGAGCAGCGGCTCGCCGGTCGCGACGATCTCGCCGACGGCGGGCAACCTGACGATCCGCGTGACGATGGCGGTGAGCGCCGACCCGCAGGTCGATACGAAGTACGTCTACTGCCGCAACGTGACGGCGGGCGAGTCGGTGCTCCGCAAGGTCGGCACGACCGGCGTGCCCAACGCGACGACGACGTTCGACATCACGACGCCCTCGACGTTCTTTCCCGACGGCGTCGAACTGCCGACGAAGAACACGGTGCCCGGCGCGTTCAGCTTCGGCGTCGTCTGGCGCAACCGCTGGTGGGCACGCGACGCGGCGATCACGAACCGCATCTGGTTCAGCGAGATCTTCCTGCCGCAGGCGTGGCCGGGCCTCTACTACCTCGACATCCCGTTTGAACGCGGCGACCGCATCACCGCGCTCATCGCGCTCGGCGACACGCTCATCGTCTTCGGCAACACTGGGGTCTACCTGATCATCGGGCAGACCTCGCTCGACTTTGAGGTGCGCCCCAGCGCGGGCGCGGTGGCCGGGGCGCTTGGGCCGCGTGCGGTGTATCAGATCGAAGCGGGCGTGCTGCACGGCAGCGACGGCGGCGTCTACCTCTTCGACGGCGCAAGCGACTCGCTGCTCTCGGACGACATCTGGACGGCGTGGCAGGACATGATGACCCACGTCGCGCCGACGGACATTCAGCGGATCGCCCTCGTGTATCACCCGCAGCGCAAGGAGGTGCGGATCGCGGTGCCGCGCCTCTACGACATCTCGGTGCCGGGCGAGTGGGTGCTCGACCTCTCGCGCACGAAGGCCGCAGAGGGCACGTCGGCGTGGACGAGCACGACGCGCACCATCGGCGGCTACCTCCCGTGGGACGGGCGCGAGGCGAGCGCAGGCGACTCGGGGCGGCTCTGGTCGTGGAAGCTGGCCTCGGGCGAACTGGCGGAAGAGTCGATCCCCGGCGCGGGCGAAGACGGCGCGGACATGACGTGCTACTACGAAGGCCCGGCGCTGCTGCCTGCCGCGCGGCGCTGGGCGCGCTTCATCGAGATGTTCGGCGAGTACCGTCCGACCTCGGGCACGTTCAGCATCGAGGTGATGGTGGACGACCAGTCGATCACGGTGCTGCCGATTGACGTGACCGGCGCGGGCGTCTCGCTCTACGGGCTGGGAGTGTATGGTGTCGCCAGCTACTCGGGGCGGCAACGGAAGTACTTCACGTCGATGCTGCCGCTGACCGCCGAGGGCAACGCGATCACGCTGCGCGCGACCTACGTCGGCATCGGGCTGTTCAAGTGGTTCACCTACGCCATAGGCGTGCGGCCTGAGCCGCAAATGCGAGGGTTCAACTGATGGCGAGCTATCCTGCCGCCCCCGTCGTCTTCCCGGCCCGCAGCGACGGGCAGACCGTCTTCGCGCAGCACATGAACGCGGTGCAGGACGAGATCGCGGCCATCGAGGCGTCGCTGGTCGGCGGCACGCTGCCGAACCCGCAGCGCATCGTGGGCACGAACCCGACGCTCGTGCTGGACGACAACCAAGGCGGCGGCGCACTCTCGAAGGTCCGGCTGAATAGCGACGTGAACGGCAACGTCAACCTCACCAGTAACGCGGACTACCCCGGTGGTCTGTGGACGGCTGATGACGTGGCGTCGCTCTCCGCGCTGTTACAACTCCAGCCCCAGACCGGTCGCCTCGTTTTTTACAACGCGCCCGTCGGGCCGAACCCGCGCAGCTTTAACGTGCTGTTCCAAGTGCAAAGCGACGGCAGCATCCGCGAGCGCGGACGGGCGGCGGCGCTGGGCGACTGGACCAACGTGCCGTTCAACGCGGCGGACTACACCGGCAGCGGCTCGATGACATGGCCGGTGATCGCGGGCAACGTCGCTTTGTTTCGCTACGCCATTGCAGGAAAGACGGCCTTCGTGCAGATGGACATCACTGGCGCGGTGCTGGGGGGCACGGCCTCGTCGGCGCTGCGGGTGGCCCTGCCCGCCGCCATTACGCCCGGCGGGACCGGGGCGCAGCAACTGGTGCTCCCGGCGTGGATCCAGACGCAAGCCTCCAGTTTGGCGACCGGCGCAGTCGGCATCGTGGTCATCACCGGAGGCGTCGCGCGGATCGACTTCTATTGCACGCCCCTGACGAACACGAACTGGACGCTCGCCGTCGCACCGCGCGTCAACGGGTCATTCGCGTTTCAGATCGCATAGGACCATGGCCTCGTATCCCATCGTGTGAAAGGCGATGGCGCAGACCAGCTACGTGAATCAGGTGCTCGCGGGGTTCCCCGCCGACCAGCGCAAGGCGCTGCAGTTGGCGTTTGAGTACGTGCTCACGAACCTGCGGCTCGGGCGACCGGATCCATCGAGCCGCGCCGAGAACCTGCAGTTGTACTATTTCGACGGCGTCACGGCGGCGGTCGCGAACACGGAGTTCTCGATGGTGCATGGGCTGGCGGCGGTGCCCTACAACATGATCCAAGTGCTCCCGGTGAGAATCGTCGGCGCGCAGATCGTGCCGCTGCGCGTGACGCGTGCCGCCGACAACAACCGGATCTACCTCGCGTCGTCGGTCGCGAACGCGCCCTTCATGGTCGCGCTGGAGGTCTGATGGCCTACGGCTACAACTCGCAAGGGCAGATTGTCTGGGTGGACCAGCCCGGCGGGGCGACGGCGTTCGACCCGCACTCGGGCCAGTCGCATCCCATATCGAGCAGCACGCCAATCATCGCGTATGGGCCGAACCGAAACATCACACCGGGTGTCGGGTGGATCGACCCGGCGACGCAACGTCGCCCGCCGCAGTCGTCCGAGGAACTGGGGGCGATCTACGACCGCTCGCCCGGCGGGACGCCGGAAGGCCGGGCGAAGTTCATCGCCGCGATGCAAGCGCCCGACACGCGACGCGCGCCGACGCAAGCTACGTCTGGCCCGATCTGGAACATCATCCGGGGCAAGCTCCCGCCGGGGAAGAAGTACGACTCGCAGGGCAACATCGTCAACACGACGTTCGCCGAGAAGTTCGACACCGGCCTCAACAACGCAGCGGCCTACGGCGGCGCGGCCCTCGGCCTCGGCGCGGGTGGCCTCGCGCTCGGCGCGCTCGCGGCGGGCGCGTATGGTGGGGCTGCAGCGACCGGCGGCGCAGCAGCGAGCGGTGGTAGCGCGGCAGCGGGTGGTGGCGCGGCGGCGCTGCCTGCGGGCTGGGCACCCGTGGCGATGGGCAGCGGCGGGGCGTGGGGCGGGGCAGGCGCAGCGGGCGGCACGGCAGCGGGCCTCGGCGGCGCAGGCACCGGGCTGGCGATGACCCCGGAAGGCGTCATCCTGCCCTCGGCGGCGTCGGCGGGCGGCAGCACGGGCCTTGGGGCGACGGGCGATCTCGTCTTCGGCTCCGGCTTCGGCGCGGCCCCGACCATCGGCGTGCCAGCGGGCACGTTTGGGGCGGGGGCGGGCACTGCGGGCGCGGGCACGGCAACCACGGTGGGGGAGACGTTGGCAAAGCAAGCCGCCAAGACCGGGGCGCAGACGGCGGCGAAGAAGGTGATGAAGGCGGGCGCGGTCGTCGCGCCTGCGGTCGCCGGGCTGTATGCTGCGACGCGGGGCGGGAGTGGAGGCGGGTCGATGGACATGAATCAGGCGCTCACGGCGCTCCTGCAGCAGCAGCAGGAGCAGATGCAGGAAGAGTCGCCGCTGCGGAAGTTGCTGCTGTCGCAGCAGGCCGGGATGCTCCCGAGCTACATGAAGCGGGATCCGCAGTACCAGCAGTGGCTGCAGAACAGCGCGCCCGCCGCGCAGAGCGCGATGAACGCGGCGGTGCAGCGCCCGCCGTATCTCACGTAGGAGGTTTCGATGGCGTCCCCTTCGCCCTACTACAACCCCGGAGGCCCGCCCGCGCAGTACGGCGGGTCGTCGCCGAGCTACACGCCTCCGAGCTACAACGCGCCGTCGCCGATGGCGGGGTGGGGTGCGCCGTCAACGAGCAGCGCCAGCGCCCAACCGGACACCAGTCCGTTCGGGAACTTCTTCGATGACCCGACCTCGCAGCCGATCAACACCGCGTGGAACCAGCGGATGACGCAGTTGAATCAGGCCGCGCCCAACTACGGCGACATCACCAGCACGCTCGGCAGCTACCTGCAGCCCGACCCGCGCTTCAACGCGGGCCTCGCGGCGCTCGCGCAGTCGGCGGGCGGCAGCGCCGCGCAAGCGAAGGTGCTCGACAACCCCTACACCGCGCAGTTCGCCACCGCGACGACGAACCGGATGAAGGAACTGAATCAGGATCCGTTCTCGTCGTCGGACGAGGCGGCGCTGAAGGCGCGGTTCTTCGACTCGCTCGCGCTCTCGCGCGATGACGCGTACAAGCAGAACGCGCAGCAGATGGCGTCGCGTGGCCTCGCGCCCAGCAGCGGTGTCGCGCAGGCGCTCGGTGCGGAGACGAGCGCGGGCTACCAGAAGGCGCGAGCCGGGCAGCAGCAGGCGCTCCTGCAGTACGTCACCGACGAGCGCAACCGGCGGCGCGATGCGGCGGTCGGGATGTCGGGCAACCTGCAGCAGGCCGGGCTGGCCGACACCTCCGAGAAGCAGGGCGCACTGACGAGCAACGCGTCGCTGGCGAACCAGTGGCAGGCGACCCGCGCGAGCATCCTCGGCAACGTGCTGCAGGCGATCCAAGGGCAGCAGGGACTGGGCCTCAACGCGGCGACCACGATGGCGTCGCTGCGGCGGCAGCAGTATCTGGACGACAACCAGCGCGGCGCGGACCTGCTGCAGACCTCGGCGCTGCCGAACGCGCTGACGCAGGCGCGGATGCAGGCGCTGCAGCAGACGCTGGCGGGCGGGCCGACGAGTCAGTCGCTCTTCGGCCAGTACAGCCAGATGAACGCGCAGCAAATCGCGCAGGCGCAGGCCAACGCGCAGCGCAACGCGGCGATCTGGGGCGCGGCGGGGCAGATCGGCGCGGGCGTCGCGAACAACGTGGACTGGGGATCGGTGTTCTCGTAGGCGGGACCGATGGACAACTTCCAGCAACTGCTCGGCAACCCGAACCCGCTGCAGGCGCTCCTGCAGCCGCAGTCGCCGTACGCGATGCCGGGCATGGCCCCGATGGAACCGACCGCGATGCCGGATCTGTCGGAGCTTGCGGGGCCGGGCGCGTCCAGTCCGCTCGCCGCCATCGCGTCGGCGATCAGCGCGGGCGGGGCGGGCGGCACCGCGCCGATGGACGAGGCGCCGAACTACGACGGCCCCAACGCGGGGTCGGCGGCGGCGGGCCTCGGGCCTGACCTGCAGCAGAGCCTCGGGCTGGGCGCGGGGCCGTCGGCGATGACCGGCAGCGGCGACGCGGACGCGGGGCAATACACGCTGGGCGTGACGCCCGTCAGCACCGGCTACACACCGCCGCCGCGTCCCCCGGATCCGCTCGATGAACGCACGCTGCACCCGAGCGGCACGCGCAACATCATGCAGGGCGTCATGCCCGGCATCGCTGCGCTCATCGCCGGGCTGACCGGCGGCAAGGAGTCGGCGGCGGCGGTGCTGCAGGGCGCGAACGCAGGGAACCAAGCCTACAACGCGGACCTGAAGGAGCGCGGCCTGCGGAAGTATCAGCAGGCGCAGCAGTCGTACGCGCGGGACCACCAGTTGTGGCAGGACGAGCAGCAGCGGCTGGAGCACAACACGTCGATCATCGCGTCGCTCGCCGAGAAGGCGAAGTCGTTCGCGAACCCGGCTGACGGCCTCGCGTGGCTGAAGTCGCAGCAGGCGATCTACGCCAAGCAGGGCGTCAACGTGATGGACGCGTGGAAGGGCGTCGAGGTCGGCGCGGACACGCGGCGGAAGGACTACCTCGCGGGCAAGCTGAAGACCGTGATCGACACCATGCGCCAGCAGGCCAAGGACAGCGGGCGGGTGTTCGATGAATCGAAGCTCGATGACAACATGGCGATCCGCATCGACGGCGAGACGAAGCCGCTGTCGGTCTGGCGCGAACTGGCCGACGCGTTGCCGCCGTCTGCCGGGCGCGGCGCGACGACCTCGGCCATCGAGCAGAAGGTCGAGAGCGACGTGCAGGATCAGATCGCGATCATCAGGGCGCGGACGGGCCGCGAGCCGCTGACCGCCGAGGTGTCGCAGATCCGCAAGGACGAGTGGAACAAGGTTGCCACCGAGCAGGATCAGTCGGAGGAGATGAAGAAGCTCGCGCTGGAGCACGCGCGGAAGGCGAACCGCTACCTCGACGCGACGACGGCAGAGGCGCTGGCGAAGGCGCACGCAGGCGGCGGCATCACCTCGCAGCAGGACATCTTCGCGCGGAGCCGCATGGCCGAACTGTCGCGCAACAAGGTCTTCGTGCAGGCGCAGGCGCAGGGGAACCTCTACGACCAGTTCCTGCAGACGATGAACGACCCGCACCCGAACGGCATCACCGACCAGACGCTGATCGCGGAGTTTATCCGCGCGAAGCATCCCGGCTCGGCGCGGGTCGGCGATCAGGAAAGTATGCGGATCGAACTGGCGCGAGCGGGCGTGTCGAACCCGCAGGCGATAGCGGCGCAACTGTTCAGCGGGACGGCGCTGCTGCCGAAGCAGCGGCAGGAAATGGCCGACGTGCTCAAGCGGTCCTACGAGGCGTCGCGGGCGGGGGCCGAGATGCTGATGGACGGCTACCAGTCGCAACTGGAAGCGCGGCAGATCCCGCCCCAGCCCTATCTGCTGCCGGGGGTCGGGTCCACCCACGATCCGATTCGCCCGAAGTGGCAGCGCGACCTCGACGCGAAGGACGCCGCCGAGGAGGCCGCGCAG